GGCTAAGTGATCACAATCACAAAGAAATTCTGGGTAATCTTGAGCAACAGATTTTGCAGTTGGATCAACAACTGCAACCGTTAAATCTAGAAGTTAAACAACATCAAGAATACATTCAGGAACTAGCGCAAGCAGAACGTAGTTTTGATATACCCAACACTTTATACAATAATCTTGAACAAGCTTTGAGCCATCTCAACAGCATGGAAAACCTTCAGCAGGAAATGTCACGGCTGCAACAGGAAACCAATCCCTATCTTGATCAACAACACAGTTTGACAGCCACACTGCAACCTATAAACCACAACATACTGAATCAACTCAATAGTCAACGTGAACACCAAGAGTTTTTGTTGAAGTTGCTTACCAACAAAGAAAGTTTCATCCGCAAAAAGATTATTGATCAAAATCTTGCCTATCTCAATACACGTTTGCAAGATTATCTAAACCGTGTGGGCCTACCTCACCAAGTGAAGTTTCAAAATGATCTTGGCGTGGAAATTACTCACTTGGGAACAGAAATGGATTTTGATCAACTCAGCCGCGGCGAACGCACCCGTTTAATTCTCAGCTTGAGCTGGAGTTTTCGAGACATTTGGGAAAACAACAACCAACCCATTAACTTGATTTTTGTTGACGAGTTACTTGATCAAGGACTGGATCCTCAGGGCTTGGAAAAAAGTGTGGAAATCCTCAAAGCCCATAGTCGAGACAGAAACAAAAATGTATTTCTAGTCAGTCATCGAGAAGAACTTGTGTCACGAGTCAGTAACGTCCTTACAGTTATCAAAGAGGATAACTTTTCAAGATTTGAATGGGGTTATGAAGGTTGAGTTTTCACTATGTTGCGTATTACATCGCGATTAACAGTGAACAAGTCATTGAAATCCGTGACAATATAATGTTGATACCTAGCATAATTGCCTATTTGCAGTTGTGCGTGCCACTTTTCATGGAACACAGCGAAACTACCTTGTCTGTTAATACGGAATACCACCACACTGAAATCTTGGCTGGTAATGTTTTCTTCCAGTTGTTTGATCCAGCCGTCTAATAGAGGTATTTTTTCATTTTTCAACAGTTTGCTAAAAGGAAACTCTTTGTAAAACTTGCTTTCAATAACCAAACCTCTCATGTCACTGGGTGGAATGATGTCAGCACGAAAACTAGCTATTTGTCCTTGATCCATTAGTTGTTGGCGATGATTGTTCGCACCTCCTAAAAATGCTCCACTGTTCGGAACACGAATAAACTTGGCCTGATAAAGTTCAGTTAAAAAGTTAGCGATTATACGCTCGCCTGTATTACCTTTGTTTTTGCCTGCACTGGGCATGTTTTTTCACCTAAAAAAAATATTTAAGCTTGTTGACAAACTTACAAGAACATACAATAATGACTACAGGAATCGCAATAAACATGAGTCATTCAGCATATAATCGCAACAACACTTGGCAAAAGACTTTTGAGTTGACTGCAACCGAAAGTCAGTCCAGAACTTTAGGTCATTTCATTAAAAATGAACTGGCTTATTATCAAGCTTTGAGTCACATGTTGGGAATACGCATGCGTGCGTTTCCCGAAGACTTTGTGCAAGTTAGCACAAACGTTCGCCAACTATGGTTGTTTGCTGCACAGTTTTCTGTCAGTAGCGACAAACTCAAAACTCAGCCTCGCAAAACTTGGCCTCAGCAAATTGAGCACTGCTGGTCCACTGCTTACAATAATAAAAATCAATGGCAAATGAGCAGTGGAACAGAAAGTGTCATGAATATTCTTGCTACAACGTGTCATTTACATCCAGATGTGCGTCGTAACATGGCAGAGGAAATACTAAATCAAGTTTGTCATCAAGCAGAAATCCTGCATGCTGCACAAAAGACTGAGGAACTCCGCACACCTGTTCAAACTCTTCCGCAACATGAATGGTCCACAAAACGCCATGTGCAAATTCCCCGGCAGTTGGTTAGCATTGCATATAATGCCATGAAAAACCGTAGTGAAATTACCATTCCCTATTGCCGTGAGCCTTTGCTGCTAAATGAACAAAATATTCAAGACACTCGTTGGGATATTTTGGTTGTCAGCCAAGTTGATCCAGACTTTACTAACTCAGAAAACTTGCAAATCTCTTTGAGAACCACTAGAGATAGATACCTTATTAAATATCGTGACGAAACTAAAAAACCCTGGGCACAATCTAGAAAAATTACACCAGGTCTAAGATAGGCACACAACAGGCACCTGCCGTTAACATTTAAGTCTGCATACTGGCAATATAAGTGACGAAGTAAGTTCGTTAGTGCCCAAGGATAGAAATATCATACTGCACTCCAAGGATAATAGCTTAGATACACCTTGGCCAGGAAAAGTAAAGTAAAAAGGATCACAGCTCTGAGGGACACTTCATCTGTGATGCTGTTGTTGGTGGCTGAATATCAACAACAACAGCTTGGACAACCATAACCGCGTGGATTGGTAACAATCAAAATCCGCATCTACAAGCAGGGAAATAGGCACGCCGCCCGCTGCTCTTGGACAGAGCTAGGATGCATTCAGCATGGCTGAGCAACTCACATGATGCTCCGCGACCCATGATTTTTCCGGGTCGGGAAAATCATGGCATCACAATCTACATGAGTGCTAAAAAAGCATATGTTATATCATAACTTATAAAAAAGAATAACAACTTGCTTTAGCTAGTTGTTATTCAGTGGTTGTGTTTATCACAACCACTTAAATCCTGAATAACTAAATCATCAAGAAATACTAAATGAATCACCAACAACTTAAAAAGCTTGTTGGCTTTTAGTGGGATTCATGGCTTTATAATGATCCTCAATGACTTTCACCATTATTTTTCTTTGATTGGAAGTTAACAACCAAGCATCGTTATAGCTCAATCCACCGTTCATGTAATATACCAAGCTAGCAATGTCTTTTTCCACAGCAATGACGTTTTTATTCATGCTCCCAAGCATGGTTTGGATCGTTTCTTGATCCAAGCTTAGGAGCGTTTGACGAAAAAACTTATAGGGTCATAACTTATAGTTACTTGCCAGGTATTAGCACAGCTGGGGCATTCAACATCAATGTTTTTATTTGGACCGCATTTGTTTAATTGGTCCACTGCGGAGATTATAGCTTCAGCTTGCGCTCGCGGTGCTGATCGCAGCCATTCAATAATAAAATCTGGGTCGGAGACTACTTCGCCTGAGTGTAGTATTTTCACATGTGTGATACTTGCACTGACCAATTTTATAGTAATTTGGCTGATGTTATCAATAGCCTGTGCCATGACTTCAGCTTTTAATAAGTCACTACTGTCAGGATTCAAGGTATCCCATTGTCTTATAGCACGCTCTTCTTGATATTCTTGTTGGATGAATATGCTGCGCTGTTTGTAATCATAGGGTTTAACATGGATTTCCAATGATTGATCAACTACTACAACACCGTCTTGATGTTCAATAAGAGTTTGTCTGTCAAGAATAGGTTGGCATTGTAGATCCCAACTGCAATCGTGTCCACATTTGGGACAATCGCGATTGATTTCTATAGTTCCATCACCGCTGGCTAGTTTCATGGCCACAAATATAGCTTCAAGATCTGGTGTTACCAGCGCATTGATGTTGTGAACATCTGGCACACAGTTGGCAATAACCTTTTTAAGAGCTTCGCCATTTAACATAGCATCAGGTGTGTTTAAAAGCACATCATCTCTTGCTGTCATGCCATAAATGGCAAGTTCATTGTCTCCTGTTAAAGTAATATCTTGTGGTTTATACCAACGACCTTGGCTGGGTAAGGAAATATAAACTTGCGGTTTGCGAAAGTAAGGTTCAAGTGGGTTCATTGTGGAGAAATACATCCATAAATATTAGAAATATTTATTGTGTTAATTCCGTGAAGTGATAAAAAATGTCTGGAACAAATGCTAACAATCCATTATTTGTTGCGATGGCTAGTCAAGGAAATGTTGGCTGGGCAACAGAAACCACTCTTAAAAAACTCCTAACAGCATTAGATCCTAAAACCCCAAGCAAGGAAGGGGAGGTCGCCAGACAAGCTTTAGAAGAGAACAGTCAACAGTTAAAAGATAACTCAGAAAAAACCCGGTATTATCTTCAACAAGCTGGACAAGTTTGGAAATCAGCTTTAACGGAAGGCATACAAGGGGGACAAGGGCTCTTTACTAATATAAGTCAGAGTACAAAATTACTAGCCCAAGACTTTGAGGAACAAGGTAAAGCAAACAAGCTGGCAATAAGTGGTTTGCAGAGATTTGCAACAGTTGCACTCTTAGTAAGTAAAAGCTTGGAAAAGCTCATAGAAGCTGATAAAATCTTTAGTGATTTATATGAAACTGGTGTTAGACTTCAAGGCGGTATCAATGGACTGATCACAAGCAGTAACACAGCTAGGTTAAGCGTACAGGAGTTTGGTGCATTAGCTACAAAAAACAGCACTGTATTTGCACAGTTAGGGGGGCGTGATGTTCCCAAGTTAATTAAAACATTTCAAGATACCAGCCGATATGGTGGTGAATATCTCCTAAGCTTGCAGGATGGCGCAGAAATGTTCTTGCAAACTGTGGACATCTATCAGCAAGCTGGTGTAGCCGGCCGCCTAAACAACCAACAACTTGTAGCCAGCAGCCAAGGGCTTATTAACCAGTTTGGTAAAGTAAGTGAAGCCACAGGACTGAGTAGAAAAGCGTTAATAGACTTTGTTAGTAGTATAACAAAAACTGGTAGCAGCTATTTGTTATTGAGCACAATGAGTGCAAAAGCAGGAGAAAACTTAATTGCTGCTACTGCTCAGTTGGCTAAGTTTGGTCAACAAGGTGGTAAGCTACTAGCAGATAACATACAAAAATATTTTGCCGGTTCAAACACCTTTGGCCTGCTTGATGAAAGCATGCAGCACTTGATTAGCACAGTGCCAGGGCTTGGAGGTAGTTTTGCCAATCTAGCAGAAGCAAGTGTTAAAGGTGGGGAAGAGTATGAAGATGCACAAAAACAATTTGCAAAAACACTAATCGCTGCACCTGAGTCACTGCGCCGCCAGCTGCTAGCTGCCATGCCTGAACTAGCAGGAACTCTTGGTGATTTAATCAAAAATGCTAAAAATGTTGAACAAGCAGAAAAAGACAAGCTAGAGCAGATGGAAGCCGAAGCTAAACGTCGTGGTATGACTCTTAATGAACTTAAAGCTGAGCGTGCAAAAGAAGCTGAAGAGGATAAAAAACGTAAAGAAGTATTAAACAAGCTTACGGAGGCATTCAACAAACTTAATAATGAAATATTTAGAAGCTTTGCAAGTGCTGCAAACTATTTAATTACACCTTTGGGTTATCTAGCAGACGGGATTACATGGTTATCAGAAAAATTTAATGACATTGATAAAGCTATAACAAGTGCTGTTGGACTAGGCGGACAAGGTGGAATATTAGGGTCTGTTATTGCTTTTGGAGCAGCTATAGGTGCTTCAGTTTTAGCAGTGAAAGGTTTTAGAAGCATTGTATCAATGTTTGGTGGACCAAAAGGTGCGCCAGGTATAGGCGCTAGCGGTATAGGCCCTGGTATTCCAGGTTCTACACCTCAAAATCCCATATATACCCGCGAAGTAAGCGCAGGTGGTTTAGGTGGCGGTGGTTTAGGGGGCGGCGCACCTGGCCGACCAGGCCAAGCAGGTGGCGGTAGATTTGGCAGGTTGGGAAGTATGTTAGGTCGAGGAAGTATTGGCGGATTAGTAGCAGGAGCAGCCTTGGGAGGTTTAGGTACTGCTGCTACTGGAGCAGGCTATGGTAAAACTGGTGCGGGACTTGATATTCTTGGACAAGCTGCAGGATTAGCTGGCACTGGCGCCATGTTGGGTGCATTTTTAGGTCCAGGTGGGGCATTAGTAGGCGGAGCATTAGGCGGTCTAGCTGGCGCAGGCATGGGCCTATATCAACACAGCGGAACTTTATTTGGCGGCGGTGGTGCAGACGCACAACGCAGTCCCGAGCAAGCTGCAGGGCAAATGTCGTTACTTGAACAGATTGACAAAATGTTAGAAGATCGTCAAGGTTTAAACTTGCAATACAGTGAAACTGGTCAAGCCCTAAAAGATTTCAGCGCAGGTTACCGTGAAGTTATAAGTGCTATTAGCTTGACTCCTGGTGCTGGAGGCTTTGATAATCTTTCTAGAGTATTAGGTGCAGTGAGTGGTCGAGCAGAAACTCCTGCATCTGCACCTGAGTATCAAGGTATGAATACTGATTGGCAAGCTGATACTTTGAATATTTGGAAAAACATACGTGAACTTAATGAAAACATGAAAGACCTATTGAGTTCCATGAATACAAGCTTGGCAACTTTAGTAACTGATCGACCAGTGCAAGGAGCAGGATTATCTGCATCTTAAAATATCTATGCATGTGTTTCCTACCATAAATATTGTGTAAAAATCAGGAACTAGAATGTCTTCTTGGAAAAAATACTTTAGCGCCGTGCCTAGCCCTGCAAGAACAACTCGTGAAGTGGGTAACTCTACCAGTGGGCAAGGAGGAACCAGCGGCAAATACAGTAGTTTTTTGCCCGAGGTTTATAGCGGGGCTCCTAATAGAGTTGAGCGTTATATTCAATATGAACAAATGGATTTAGATAGTGAAATCAGCAAAGCTCTTGATGTTATAAGCGATTTCAGCACACAGAATTTTGAAAATGACACTGATCCTTTTGACATAGTGTATCATGACGAGCTAACAGATACAGAAATCACGTTGTTGAAGGACACTTTACGGCAGTGGTGCAGCTTGAACAAATGGCAGCAGCGCCTTTGGCGGGCATTTAGAAATGTCATCAAATATGGCGATCAGATTTACATACGTGATCCTGAAACTTTTGAGCTTATTTGGGTTGATCCCACAAAAGTTGAAAAGATCATAGTAAATGAAAATCGTGGCAAAGACATTGAGCAATATGTTATTCGTGATATTGATTTAAATCTGCAAAGCATGGTTGCCACCAGCATGCTGGTTCATGACCAGTATAGCTTTCCTGGAGGGTATCCACGTAGCAGTAATCCTGCTGCTGGTGCAGGCACTGTGAACTACGGTGTTGCTAGTAGTCCGGGAAGTAGAAACTCACGTTTCAACTTACCCGACAACAACTATGCTATTGATGGCACCCATGTTGTGCATTTGAGTTTAAGTGAGGGCATGGACAGTCAATGGCCCTTTGGCACCAGCATATTGGAAAGCATTTACAAGGTTTACAAGCAAAAAGACCTGCTGGAAGATAGCATTATCATTTATCGCATAGTGCGGGCACCAGAACGTAGAATTTTTTATATTGATGTGGGCAATCTCAGTGGTCCACGTGCCATGCAATATGTCGAGCGTATTAAAAACGAAATCTATCAACGCCGAATCCCCAACAGAACAGGTGGAGGACAAAGTATTTTGGATGCGGCTTATAGCCCTATTGCCATAAATGAGGACTTTTTCCTTGCACAAAACTCTGAAGGCAAAGGATCCCGTATTGAAACTTTGCCTGGTGGTGAAAATCTCGGACAGATTGATGACTTGAAATACTTCAACAACAAAATGATTCGCGGCTTGGGTATTCCCAGCAGTTATTTGCCCACAGGGCCCGAGGATGGCACCACTGTATTCAGTGATGGCAAAATAGGATCAGCCTTTGTTCAAGAATATCGTTTTACCAAATACTGTCAGCGTTTGCAAAATCTAGTTGCTCCAGTTTTAGATAGAGAGTTTAAACTATTTCTCAAGCATCGTGGCATAGAAATCTCCAGCAGCTTGTTTGATTTGCAGTTTTGGGAACCTCAAAGCTTTAGTGATTATCGTCGCATACAAAAAGAAAGCGAACAAATCAACTTGTTTACCAGCATCATGGGCAGTGATGCAAATCGTTACATCAGCAAGCGATATGCACTAATGCGTTATCTTGGTTGGACAGAGGAAGATGTTATTGAAAATGAACGCAGATTCCAGGAAGAAAACGCTGATAAAGTAAAAGCAAAGACTGGTAAAGCACCAAGTGATGAAAATAATGTGGATTTAGCTAGTGTGGGTATTCGTGATGTGTCAGGATTTGAAGAGCCTGGTTTGCCTGGCGAACCAGGTGGAGAAGCTCCTCCTGAAGTTGCTGCACCTGCTGCTCCAGAAGCTGCACCAGCCGCTGCACCAGAAGCCCCGGGAGTATAATCATGCAAGCACAAGAGATTGGCTACACAGATATAAGTCAAGACGAATACAGTCAAAGAGAAATAAACGACAGCAGAAAACCAAAAATTACTTTGGCACATTTGAATCGTTTGAAAAAAATGCGAGCAGCTAGAGATTTAGAAACACTAATGAAACAAGATTTACTGCAACTGATGTATGGATCTCCTCAAGAAGAAGGTGGAGGCATGGGTATCTAATATGGTTTACAACATCTATATCGCAGGCTTGGGTAATGTTAGTTTAAAAGACAGTGTCTTAAACACTACATTGACAAGCTTGGCTTTGCCAGGTAGAAATACCAGTAACTATGGTTTAAGTTTAAATCAAAACTTGGTTAACTTGCTGCAAAATTTTGCTAGCATTAATTCACCAGCAAATCCACAACAAGGTCAGCTTTGGTATGAGACGTCAACTCAAGAGTTGAAAATTTACACAGGAAGTGTTTGGTCTACTATCACACCCAGTGCTGACAGCAATGCTGGCAGCCACAGTGTTGTTGTGAAAGTAGGATTGACTGATTATTACATTACTGTGATTTTAAGCGATGCACAAATAGTAGCTGCGTTTAGCGAACGTGCGTTTGTACCAGCTGAGTTACCAAGCGTAATAGTAATAGGCAGCTTGAGTTACGATTTGTCTGTGAGATTTCCCACGGGACTAGTGCAGGGCTTGACCATGGCCCAAGAGAGTGGTAACTTGTTTGCTATAACGGGGCGAGCTAGTTCTGCAGAAGTTTTAGAAACCCCCCGTGCTATTTCTTTAAGTGGAGATGCTTCAGGAACAGCTTTGTTTGATGGTAGTCAAAATATCAACATTGCTGTGTCGTTTAGTAACATAAACGTTGCAGGAACTTATAGCAAAGTTACTGTGGACAATGGCGGCAGAGTTATAGCAGGGAATATATCATTAAGTAATGTTGATGTTATTAGCAGTTTGGGATATACACCCCTACAACAAGTGAACTTAGATGGTGCTGCTTTAGGTACATCAACATTATATGGTGCCATTGCAAATATTACAGTAGCTTTAGCTGACTCAGGTGTTAGTGCAGGAACTTACAACAGTGTGACAGTTAATAGCAAAGGCTTGGTGACTCAAGGTGTTGTTAGCTTGGACCTGCCTTTATATGGCATTATACTTTGGCCGCAAACATATCCTATCCCCAGCAACTTTGCTGCATGCAATGGCCAAACTGTAACTGGTGCAGGAGGGGTTTCCATCACTACACCTGATTTAAGAACATATACACAAGGCCCTACTACATATATTCAAAGAATCAGTTAAAAAACCGGGCGTTTTTTATTATTTTCCGTGATACAGTGTAAATATCGTTGAGTCTGTAAGCTTTTTAACAAGGAGCATGAAATGAGTAAAACAAAGTTAGAGAAGGTTTTAGAACACCTTCTAAATAATGAAGAGGGTCAAGCTAAAGCACTATTGCATCAAATCTTTATTGAAAAAGCTCGTGCTATTCATGAAGAACTGATGACACATGAAGAAGACGACATGATGGAAATTGGTGGCAGTGGCGACCAAGGCGAAGACTTCATGCATGACGTTAAAGAAATGTCTGACGACATTTCTGATGACGATGCTGAAATTGAGTTTGAAGAAGTCATGAGCGAAGAAGATGAAGACATGATGGACATGGAAACTGAAGTTTCAGACGAAACTGAAGATGACATGGATGACATGGAGGACATGACAGACATGGAAGGCGCAGCTGACCATGGCGGTGAACTAAGCGGCATGGAAAAGGGTATTGATGCTTTGACCAAAGCTCTAGAAGAACTAGAAGCTGAGTTTGAACGTATTAAAGACCAAGGCGGCGAAGAAGACCATGAAGGTGATGAAGATCTAGAAGCTGACGAAACAGAAGTTGACATTATGGATCAACCTGAAGGTGAAGAAGAAGGTGAAGAAGAAGAGGTTGAGGAAGTTGAGGAAGATTGGGATTCACTAAGTGAGGCCGTGAGCCTTGACGTAGTGGATCAAAATCCCATGCAAAGCCAAAAAACCCCTGGTGAAGTTGGTAGCGGTAAGTTTGCTAGCGACGTAGGTGCTCGTGCCAAAAGCCCAGTTCCAGCCAGTCAAAAAGAACGCATGGGTGCAAAGCCTGTTGATCCCACAAAAGGTGGTCATCACAGCGGTTACAATCGTGAATCTGCTCCCAGCAGTGCAACACTAAAGCATACCCAAGGTGACAACCGTCGCAAAAAGGCTACTGATCACATGGGACATGTAAGCAAAGAAGGCGCAAGCGGTGCTATCCTTAACAAAAGCACTGAAGGCAACAAAAAGAGCCCACTAACTCGCGCTCCTGCAAAATAAACTACTTACTGTAGTTTTTGTGAAAAACGGCTGGTAACACAGCCGTTTTTCCTTTTTGAATAAACCAAATCCCAAGAAACAACAGAAAACCACACTATTTTTTAATGGTTTAGACCCTGGCTACTAAATATCTCTGACAAAGAATGTCCGAGGATGAAAATGACAAGCGCTCTGCTTATTGAACATCTTACATATGAACGAGCCGCTGCTGAAGTTTTAACTGAAACAGATGGCAATGGTCAAACTAAACACATGTATATGAAAGGGATCTTCATTGAAGGTTCCCGCAGAAACCAAAATGGCAGAGTTTATCCTGCCCCAGAAATACGTCGAGCAGTAGAGCAAATAAAAGAACAAATTCGCAAAAACAACAGTGTTTTAGGCGAATGCGATCATCCTCAAGAACTACAGATTCATTTAGATCGTGTCAGCCACAAAATCACAGACATGTGGATGGACGGAGATAATGGGATTGGCAAGTTGCAAATACTACCTACACCAGTGGGTAATATTATAAAAACTTTGCTGGAATGCGGTTGCAAACTTGGCGTTAGCAGCCGTGGTAGTGGTAACGTTGATGACGAAGGTCGAGTAAGCGACTTTGATATGCTTACAGTGGACATTGTTGCCAACCCCAGTGCACCTAATGCATATCCCACTCCAGTGTATGAACAACTAATGAATCGCAGACATGGATATCGGACTCTGGATCTAGCACAAAGCGTCAGGCACGACCCCAAGGCTCAAAAGCACTTGAAGTCCGCCTTGCTAAGCTGGATTGATGATCTGAAACTTTAAAAGGAGCGACCGTCCAATGGAAACTACATTGAAAGATCTCCTGGAGAATACAGCATTGGGTGATGAACTCAAAGCCACACTCCAGGAGGCTTTTGAAAATAAAATTCGCAGCATGGAGACCCGTCTTCATGAGGACTACGCTGCTCGTTATCAAAATGACAAAGCAGTGTTAGTGGAAGCCATGGACCGGATGTTGAATGACACTATTCGTAGCGAACTCGGTGAGTTTGCTGAAGATCGTGCAAAATTGCGTACTGCAACAAAGACATCTAGCCAACGTTACAATGCTCGTTTGCGTGAGCACATGAAGGCGATTAATGCATTTGTTGCACGTCAACTCAATGAAGAGCTGACGGAATTTGTAAAAGATCGTCGTCAACTAAAAGTTCAACGTCACCAAATGGCAAAAGAACTTGAGAATATTCGTGAAAACACCAGCTTGGAATACAGTCAACGTGTTCGCAAACTGGAAGAATTCATTCTCAAACAACTAAGCGAGGAAATAGCTGAATTCCATGCTGACAAGAAGGCACTTGTAGAACAACGTGTCAAGCTTGCACAGCAAGGACGTCAACGTATTGAAGAAACTCGCGCGCAATTCATTAATCGAGCCAAAAATCTTGTTGAAGGCACTCTAAACACTGTAATTCGTGAAGAACTCAGTCAATGGCGTGATGACATCAAAGTTGCAAGAGAAAACAACTTTGGACGCAAGATATTTGAAGCATATGCAGCAGAGTATATGAACAGCTATCTAGCTGAACATAGCGAAGTTCGCAAGCTGACTCGTCAACTTACTGAAACCAACGGTCGTTTAGACACGGCTCTACGTCATGTAGACCGTCAAAAACAAGCTCAGACTCGTTTGGTGGAAGATGCACAAGCTCGCATAAAAACTGCTGAAGACCGTGCCCAGCGCATGGTAATCCTGCAGGAAATCACAGCCCCATTGGGCCGTGAAAAACGAGCAGTGATGGAAGATTTGTTGAAAGGCATCCGCACACAAAACCTGCGCGAAGCATTCAACAGATATCTACCCACTGTCATGCAGGGTAATGTTGCTCCTGCTGGTCGTGGCAAACAAGCCCTTGCTGAATCACAAACACAAGAAAAGCGAGCAGTGGTAACAGGCAACAGAACCAATAAACTTGCAGAATCAGTATCAGAAGAAACTCAGGCTGACCTGGGCCAAATTCTGTATCTGGCAGGTATTCATAGAGAATAAGGAGAACTAATAAAATGAGTAAAAATCTCTTTGAGACACACTGGGCAGCTACAAAACAGGCCCTATGCGAAGGTCTCAGTGGTAACCGTAAAAAAGTCATGGACGTAGTCCTTGACAACACCAAGCGTGAACTAAACAAAATGAGTGGCATCTTGTTTGAGACTGCCAGTCCCGGTAGCACAAGCGCCGGTAACATCGCAACCCTGAACAAGGTTATTTTGCCTGTTATCCGTCGTGTAATGCCAACTGTTATTGCTAACGAAATCATTGGCGTACAGCCCATGACTGGTCCTGTGGGCCAAATCCACACCCTGCGTGTGCGTTATGCTGATACATTTGGTACACCAAATGCAGTAGCAGCTGGAACTGAAGCTCTCAGCCCATTCGACATTGCACGCTTCTATAGCGGTAATGGCAACAGCACAACTCCTCGCGCTGCACCAACCAGCGTGCTAGAAGGTACAGCTGGCAAGAGACTGAACATCCAAATCTTGAAGGAAACAGTGGAAGCCAAGACACGCAAGTTGTCAGCTCGCTGGACCTTTGAAGCTGCTCAAGATGCACAAGCCCAACAAGGCATTGACATCGAAGCAGAAATCATGGCTGCTTTGGCTCAAGAAATCACAGCTGAAATTGACCAAGAAATCTTGACCAGCTTGCGTACATTGGCTGGCACAACACTAACTTATGACCAAGGTGCTGTAAGCGGTACTGCAACATACGTTGGTGACGAACATGCTGCTCTAGCAGTGTTGATCAACCGTGGTGCAAACTTGATTGCTGCCCGCACACGTCGTGGTGCAGGTAACTGGGTTGTGGTAAGCCCCACAGCTTTGACAATCCTGCAAAGCGCAACAACTTCAGCTTTTGCTCGCACAACCGAAGGTACATTTGAAGCACCAACCAACACCAAGTTCGTTGGCACTTTGAACAACACCATGCGCGTGTATGTTGACCAATATGCTGCTGACGACACAAACGTATTGGTTGGTTACAAAGGCCCTGGCGAAATCGACGCGGCGGCATATTATTGCCCATACGTTCCTCTAACAAGCAGTGGTGTGATCATTGACCCCACAACTTTTGAACCAGTTGTGAGCTTTATGTCACGTTACGGCTATTTGGAACTCAGCAACACAGCATCAAGCCTTGGCAATGCTGCTGACTACTTGGCTGGTATTTCCATTAACACAGCTAACTTGAAGTTTATTTAAGTTACTCAGCAAGTATCCTGCTTGTTGTGAACAATAAAAAATCCGGGAGAAATCCCGGATTTTTTTGTACATAAATCTTTATGCAAGTGTTATTTTTTGTTCCATGCCCATACTGCATTGCCACAATCCCATATCCGATCTAATCCTGCAAGCTTGGCCATGGAATATTCGTCTGTAACAGCAGTAAAATCAATCATAGGAAACTTCCTTAAGATATTGTCCTTGGTAAAGTTCGAACGATGATATAATTTATATTCATTATTTTTAAAGTACCAATATCCCACGCTGGTATCTTTATTTCGAATAAAACCTAGATATTTTAAATAATCGCCTTCTCCGTATCGTAGATTACTGTAACTTAGAATACTAGTGGGATTATAACTTTTGATAAATGTTGAAAATAGTTTACCAGCAACACCTGGATAGTTTTTACCGTTAGTTGCGAATCTAACCATTTCCCACTCTTGTAAAAGCTTTGCAGAATTAACTCGATTATTTTTACCAAATGTCATAACAGCGACTAGTTCATCACGATAAAAAGCACCAAATTTTGTTGATGTATTTGCATATCCGTCAATGTGAAACACCTCTAGAAACTGCTTAGCGATGTTTGTATCAATTTCTTTTATTGCTAACTTCCTAGCACCGATACCAGTTTCAGATCTTTTAACGAGATGTTTAATGCGCGACAGAACTATATTTGGTCGGTGTATCCATTCATTTTCAAATATAGTAACTAATTTTATACCAGCTTCTTTACATTGTAAATACTTTTCCCTATGGTATTTCCTATTTAGGTAGACAGATTCTGAATGATAATATAATCCGCAATATTCTATTGCAACATTTAATGAAGCACTATAGAAATCCAGTTCCTTGCCTTTTAGTATTTTCCTATCTTTTTTAAAATCATCACAGCCCAATGATGTTAGGTATTCTCTTAGTTGTAACTCTGGAGATGACTGATGAGGCTTTCTAAGTTCAAATCTATATAGTTGTTTAAATATAACACCATCACTTACACCTAGTTTAGATGAAATATCAGAAGTAGGCATACTTAGAAATAGTTCTTTTAACAATTCTTTATCATTTAAGATTTCAATAGTTTTAGGTGAATAATGTAGCTTGGCAACGTTATCAACGCCATATTTCAGTAATGTAGTTTGCTTAATTTTATCTTTGGTAACTTGGCAGTGCATTGGATTGTTGATTTTTAACTTTGCTCGATTTTCTAATATTTGGCTGGGATTGATGATATCATCACCATATATTTGTTGTAATGTTTTTCTAGCTTTGGCTTTGGTATTGGGATTGGCTAGTCCTACCCCGCCTTGACTTTTCATTTTGGCGATTCTGCGTTGAGTTGCTGCTGATTTAGCATGATCACATGATCGTGAACAGAACTCGCGATAGCCTGTTTTTATGCTGACAAATGTTAAAGCTTGACCACATGCACACAGAGGTGGGTGTTCCAAACCATTCACATAACAATAGATTTTTTCACTCCAGTTGGAACATGATGCGCTTGCGGTCCATGCTGTTACAGCGAGTGCTAGGTCCTTGTTGCTTTTTACTCGTGTAGCTATGCCGTCAGGCGCATGCGAGCTTAACAAGTGTTGAATTTGTGAAACAAAAGGGTCATGTGTATTTGATGCCATAACTATATTTACTGTTCTAAATCATAAAAAGCTAGAGTTGAGAAAATGTTTTGACAACTGTGAAATCATGTGCAAGAATAACATAGTATTAAAGAGGTCCCATGCAACGCCTAGCTGATTTGAAAACTGAAGTTTTGCCATTTAATGGACTTGAGCTTCATATGACCAAACAAGACTTTTGGAGCAGCAAGCTACGTTTGCAAAATGACAACTGGTTGTTTCGCAAATGGTGGCCAGTATGGCAAGAACTGGGCCTCCACGGTCCAGGTCATTTGCTAGATGTAGGTGCAAACTATGGTGTAGCCAGTTGGGAGTTTTTATCTCAAGGGTTTGTTACTTCCACAGAAATGTTTGAACCCATACAAGAAAACTGTGAATCTATTACTAGGACATATCATGCAACTGAGGTTGCATGGAAGTTGCATAACACTGCTGTAGGTGAAACTTCAGGTGTTGTAGAGTTTGCATGGAATAAAACACAAACAGGCACCAGCCATGTTGTCCAACAGGGACAAGGTAATCGCCAAGTGCCTATTGTGAACCTTGACAGTTTAACACTGGATCCTGTTAAACTTATGAAAATTGACGTGGAAGGTCATGAACTGGCAGTATTGCAAGGGGCCACGCAGCTTCTTGAGCGTGATCAACCTTGGATATTTTTTGAGTGCAATCACAAAACGCCTGATGAACTTGCACGCAGTCATGAAGCTATACAGTGGTTGACAGAACATGGTTACACATGTATCAGTGCCAGCCAACATGTGATATCACACAAGCAACATGTGCAAATCAGTAACTTGGCTAGTGATGTAATTTTGTCACGAGTAAACGACCTGCTGGCTGTGCCCACCTGGCGTGCACACAACCACAACTTCCGAAACATAAACTTGAATCAAATATGGCAACAACAGTTAGACCGTATGTCGGGAACAATAACATGGCAGGATAATGTTCCATGGGCTCCAGCACCAGCGGCCAAAGTACCTGACTTATTGCCCTATGTTCAAGATGGTCAACGGTATCAACCGTCCAAAAGTAATAGAGTTTATCAACTACTGGACAATCAAGTGCTGGTTACAGAAAAGTTTTTCCTAGAGTTTCCGCGTCCTCAAACTGTCACATCAAGTTTATTCTTTTAGCCACAAATAGCCTCGTAAAATACTAAATACTGGGTATTTTTACGAGGCCCTTATGCTCATATCTGAAATTTTATATAGTCCACTGCCTTATTTGATGGAAGGCGGCAATGTAAGCAGCAAAAGTCCTGGTTGGAAAGGTGCGCAAGATCAAGCCGCGCAAGAAATTGATCTCAAACTGCATAATAGAGATTTCATGGTCAAACAACTGAGAAAGTTGTTTGCTGCTCAAAATAAAAGCTTTCGCGAAGCCACAGGCAAGTATATTTGGGCACCCAGTTTGCTGACAAGTGGAGACATGTTTAGTGGAAGCAGTGTGCATTTTTTCAATATCAAAAAAATTAACACTGAAGATTTCCTAAACAAACTGAAAAAAACCAAAGTTGGTGATATTGATACCCAAGTTGATCAAAATCTTGGTGAGGAATTAGCCACTTGGTTGGAAAGTATCATAGGGCAAAAAGTTGGAAACGGTGTGCTTTTGGGATTCAACAGTTCCTTAAGCAGTATTTGGTTGCTAGATGATCCTGTTGTGCGTGTGCAAGTGGACTACGAGCTGGGTCCTTATGATACCAAAACTAAAAAGCCCACTGAATGGTTTGCTTACAGTCACAGCAGCCATTATGACGACATGGAAGTAGGCATTAAAGGTGTATTCCACAAGTATATAAATCGCGCCCTAGTGCAAGCACATCAAACCAAAAAGTATGTTGCAAAAGTTCAAAAACGTGGCGTTAAAATAAGTGATGAGCCTGTTCAAGACAGCAACTATAGTTTTGCTGTGACCAGTGCTCAAGGTGGTGGCCTTAGTTTGAAATACCGTCCTTACCTTGATCCTCAAACAGGTGAGCCTGCCACCAAAAAGAATATTCCCATAATGCAATATATTGAAACAGCAGATAGACATTATGTGCAAAACCTTGATCAGCAGTTTGAACTGATGTTTGGACGTAAACGCACGGAAGCTGATAGAAAACTGCAAGGTAGTTTTGTTGGCACAATTCAACTTATGAACAAGTATCTAAAACCCGAACAAAACCGTGCTGTAGTCGAAGCGTTTTATGATATTTTGTTTGGTGCTGGGGCACAAATGATCACAAAAGACGATCCGCAACGTGACCGCGATACCAAGTTCGCTGCTATTGACATCATGCTTTTGGGAACCAAAGACCACAAACCACTTAAAGTGCCAAATTCAACTCAACTGCGTCAGCAAGCTGTAAACATGGCAATAGATTACGAAAGCAAGTTTCGTAGCAGACAAAAAGAAAAAGGCATAATACAAGAAGCTCAAGATACACCTAGTTTTGCTAGAAAAGGTGTTCAACACATTTACAGTAGACTGCCTGACGGCCGTGCCAGCAGCATGGAGATGAAGGACGCAGATTTTATTAAACTTTGTCAGGAAATAGCTCAACTTGGTGGCAACTTGGATGATGTGCCTATTAACTTGAAAGTTGACGGGGCTGGCATACGTTTTGGTAGAGATCAAAAAGGCCAACCATTTTTTATGACTAGCAGGGTGGATCGACCAATATATGCCGAGGACCAAGGATTTTTCTCTAAATATGCAAAAGAACAAGGTCAAAATCAAGAACAACAAGCTCGAGCACGCAACTACGATCAAGTTTTGAAAATCATTACTGGCAGTGACTTTATCAAGAAAGTTCCAGTTAACACATTGGTTCAAGCGGAAATGTTATATAGGCCCATGGCCCAGCAAACTGAGGATGGTTTAAAGTTTGTTAATATCAGTTACGATCCCAAGGAACTTGGTAAGGTTATGACCTTGGTGCCATTTGCTTTTAAAAAGTTCAGCACAGGCACTGAACTACCTGAACAGCAATCCGCAGAAATCAAAAAGCAGTTGACGGACGCCAGCACAAGTGATGTAAAAATAATCAACAACCAACTGGAACATTCTGGATTGGATGTCGAGAAAATAGTTGAGCCGGTTGCGGACCTTGATCCCAAAAATCGTGTTGCAAACAAAGACAAACTTGATGCTGCTAGAGAAAAGCTCAGTCAAACAATTTTGACCAGTCCCAAACTAAGAGGTAAAAATGTTCTTGGCAATACCATGGAAGGCATTATTGTCAACATGCCCAGTGGACAAGTGTTTAAAGTAACATCACCTCAAATGAAACAAGCCATGGCTGCCAAGGCCCCACCTGCTGTGAAAGGCAAGGCAAAAACTGCTGTAGTAGCTATTGGAAGTTTTGTGGGACACAAAGGTCATCAAGAGCTGTGGAGGCTTACAAAAGAACAAGCACAAAAACTCCAAGCCGATCCTTATTTGTTCATAGGCAATGCTGTGGGAGTTGATGATCCCATACCACCCTCTGTTAAAACACAAACTTGGCACAAGCTAGATCCTGAATATGCCTCGAATATCAGTGCTGTTCAACAAGGAGGATCACTTATGCAAAAGATCAAGCATGAGTTGGTCAATCCACGTCGGGGACAAGCTCCTCGCTATGATAACGTTGTTATAATGGTTGGTGAAGATCAGAAAGACATGCCATTGGCACAAGCTATAATGAAATCTGTGAATAAGTTTCCTGGCTATGAACATGTCAAAGTCTCTCTTAATCCCACGCCGCGAACAACTGGCATGAGTTTTACCAAACTGAGAAACATCCTTAAAGATCCTCAAGCAAGTGACAAACAACAATATAATGTGTGGAGTCAAGGTTTTGATGAAACCGCTCTGGGGCAAGATTGGATCAAGTATCTCATGGACATAACTCGCAAGGGCATGGGTGTTAGCCACAAACCACAACGTGATGAAAGTCGTTCTATCTTCCAAGAAGTCACAATGAAAGCAGGTCAGTAAATGCGACACCAGGAATTTATTCAACCACTTTGGGAAGCAAAAGGTTTATTTGGTCGCAAGCCTGGCGATGTTTTTACTGATGATAACAATCAATCAGCTCGCTTTACCAAAATAACCATGTATCCTGATAAGGATAGTTTTCCAGATATTGACCAATGTGATCAAGCCAAGCTGCAAATAGAACAACAAACTGGGCAAAAAATCCTATGGGTTAATGCTCGTAACAAAAATTATCTAGCATTTGCTATTGCCGAACTGGTTTTAGATAATGGTGAACCCATGCTTTGGGGTCGTCACTATCAAAGCGTTCCCAAAAACCTAATAGGCAGTTGGGGTAATAATGAAACTCCCGGCACTTGGCATTTGCAAACTCGCAGTGCCAAGAAAATGAAAACTGGACTAACACCTCAAGATTTGATAGGTAGTGAACAGGCATTTGCAAACACTGCACAACTACTAGATTGGATTGAAAGTCGCGGTGCTAATGAAGAAATCATGGCAGGACTACGTCAGCTAGCTCAAGGTCAAATGCCGGTATTTGAGAATCAAGCAGAAAATCTTGAAGCTATTAGAGACTACCTTGGTGAAATCATGCAGCCTATTGCACTTTGGCAGGGAATGATCGGAGGCGATGCTGACTTGGCCAGACGTGAAGTGCTACGGGCACCTTGGAAGTCATGTCAAGTTCAATGGCCTCAAGGAAAAAACAACAACTTGGTAGACAGCAACTTTGTGAGCAAAAAAGGTGCTGTGCTGGGAATCAGCAGCAAAGGTGCCAGCGGGGCCAATGCAAGCAGTGCAAATATTTGGTCAGCTATTGTGAAAGCACAGCAAAACAATCGCAATGATTTGCTAGAAGAACATGCTGACATGATTGATATCATGCAAGTTATTAATGACAACTCTGCAGAAGAAGGACCCCTGGCGTTGGCTTTGCGTTTTGAGCTGATAACAACCAAACTAGCAAATGAAATTCGCTCAGTGGTGCAAAAAGACCTAACTGAGTCCAGCAAGCTATCTAAAGCAGCACAAGCTTTGTTTAATGAATATGGCAGTAAACAAGACGTACCAGGATTCAAAGTAGGTTATGTTTTGATTGCCAATGTAGCCAAAAATGTAAGTAAACATATCAATCTGATTCCATCGTTTGGTGAAGGTTGCTTGGCATTTTTAAACCAAGCTAGTATTTTGCAAGTTTATACACAAGCTCGTGTTCAAGGTAACAATGTTGCTGTAACTGGATTTTCTGCCATATATCCACCAGAATATAATGGCACAGTATATCTTGATGCAGGCAAAAGCTATTTCAGCAGCAGAATATCAGGTAAAATCAGTTTCAAATACAAGCCATTCAAATCTTCATAAATATTTGAAACTAGGAGTAGGCAATGGCAAAACTGAGTTTATGGCGCGGATTAGGCACCAAAACTCTTGACTACAAGTTTACTGACAAAATAATAGCTCAACAGTACCAAGTTGGTGGAGTGGAGTTTTATTTACATAAGTATCTGGGTCCCAACCCCAATGTTGCGGTTACGGACACCACTGTGAACCTAGATTTCACTGGTGCAGATTCCCGTGATCTTACCATTCAAGACGTGCTAAACATGGAAATAAGAGATCGTAGTTACGATCCCGACGTTTACAGTATTCGCGGACATTATGCTGTTAGTGATCAAGAATTTGATTTGCGACAGTTTGGCTTGTTTTTAAGTAACGAAACCCTTTTTATCACGTTTCACATGAACACCATGGTTGATTTAGTGGGGCGACGTATTACAGCTGGCGATGTTCTAGAGATCTTGAATCAACGTGATGATTTAGTTGAAGGCAGTGTTGCAGCCATAAGCAAATATTATGTGGTAGAGGAAGGCACTCGGCCAGCAGAAGGTTATGCACCTAGCTGGTGGCCACATCTTTGGCGTATCAAGTGCAACCCTATGAAAGACACACAAGAGTTCAAGGATATATTAGATAAACCGCTTTTGGATAGCTTGGGCAACCCTGTGTTGGATAACAGTGGAAACACTCTCACTGTGGGAGATGTGGTAAGCACACGTACAGCTGAGCTGGAAATAAATGATGCTATATTGGAACTTGCGGAACAAAAAGTGCCGTTCCGTAACGTTCAAGGAGCACAGTTTTATGTTTTACAAGGTGACTTAGACAAACCAGTAACTATTTGGGCTGGCGATGGTATTCCTCCCAACCAAAGCAAGCCTGTTGCCAGTGGAAATAGTTGGCCTGCAACTCCTCACGACGGTGATTACTTCCTTAGAACCGACTGGAGTCCAGCTATTTTGTTTACATGGCAAGCAAATCGCTGGCGGAGAACAGAAGCCAACTGGCGCGCACCTTGGTTGCCAGCAAACCGCTTGCTCGCAACATTCATCAACAACGACAATATAACTAATTTACAGGATGGTACAACTATTACACAAAAGCAGCCGCTTAACGAAGTTATACCTCCTAAACTTGATCCAGACATTATTTAAAAAAGGACCCTGGAATGATTACACAAGAACAACTACAACAATGCTTCCCAAAAACCTCAATGGAAACTTGGTATGAACCTTTTGTGCAAGCAGCAACTCGTTGGGAAATAAACACTCCACATCGCATTGCAGCATTTCTAGCACAAACTGGTCATGAAAGTGCCGATTGGAAAATACTAGAAGAAAACCTCAACTACAGCAGTGAACGTCTGCGTGTGGTATTTCCAAAATATTTTAGCAGTGATGCACAAGCACAACCGTATCATCGTCAACCACAAAAAATAGCGAACAGAGTTTATGGCGGACGCATGGGCAATGGTCCAGAAGAATCAGGCGAAGGTTTTAGATTTCGCGGACGTGGATTAATTCAGCTAACAGGCAAAAGCAACTATACTCGTTGCAGTCAAACAGTGTTTAGTGATGAAAGCCTGCTTGATGATCCCGACTTCCTTGTTACTCCCGATGGTGCTCTAGCCAGTGCTTGTTGGTTCTGGACAGCAAACAACTGCAATCCAGTAGCTGATCAACAGGATCATGTTAAACTGACCAAAATCATCAATGGTGGCACACATGGTTTGGATGATAGAATAGCTCGTTATAATCGTTATTTGTCAATAATTTCATAAAAGCATGGATCATTTTTACAGCGGACAACTACGCAACTATCGAATGCAGATTATTCGTGCATTTAGCAACTTCTCTGTGAAATATGGAGACGGCACGTTGCGTCGTGTCCCCTGTAGATATGGCGATCCCAGCCGCATAGCTGAAAATGTTGTGCGCGGCGGCAGTGAAAACAAGCTACTCAGTTGCCCTTTTATAACAGTGTTCATTCGTGACATTGCCATGAATAACACTCGCCGCCAAGATCCCACTTTGGTAGACACTGTGCAAGTTAACGAACGAAACTACAACACTGAAACACAACGATACGGTAATGATGTAGGCAACAGATATACTGTTCAACGTTACATGCCAGTGCCTTATGATTTGACAGTGCAAGTGGATATTTGGACCAATAACTTGGACAGCAAAGAGCAGCTTGCTGAACAGATTTTAGTGCTTTACAATCCCAGCATTGATATTCAAACCAGTGTTAATCCTCTGGATTGGAGTTGGTTAACTGTTCTTGAAATGCAAGAAAGCATAACTTGGTCTAGTAGAAGTATTCCGCAAGGCACAGATAATCCAATTGATGTTATGACCTTGAACTTCCGTATTCCTATTTGGATCAATCCCCCAGCTAAAGTTAAACGACAAAGCCTGATTCAAGAAATCATTACCAATATTATTGATCCTTCAACTCCTATTTCGGACATGGAGTGGACAACTGAAGAGTTCCTAGCTAGAATGTGGACTACACCTGGCAACAGCGGCATAGTGGTTGTTCAGGAAAACGGTCTAACTAAAATCAAACTTGCCAACAGTGCCGGGGTTACTACAGATACTGATCAAAATCCCACAGTTGTTTGGAGTTGGTCCAATCCTGTGGTAGATCCTGGCAGTCAGTTTACATGGAACTCAAATACATATACCTTAACCAGCAGCACAAATGTTTCTAGCATGGTTAGTGAAATACGCAGTCAACTTCCTAATGATACTTACAACTGTCTGCTATTCAATCAAAATCAAATACAGTTTATTAGCACCAATGTTTTAGATCAAACTTTTGCCGAAATAACCCCGGGAGTTTTGAATAGCTTGGGCTTGCCTGCTACTTACAATGGTGGTGACTTGGCTTGGTGGAGATTTTTCAAACCTTTTGGTGATTTTCGCAGTTATGATCAATGGGCAACTCAAGGCAGCAAGCTCAAGATACGCTTGACGGAAAATCCCGATAAAACTGAGCCTGCTATAGAAGGCTACATGGATTTTGATCCACAGGATCAAAACAAAATTATCTGGCGCTTGGATGATTCCACATTACCAGGAACAGAAATCACAACTATTAATGCAGTAGTTAACCCTCAGCTTTCTGGTCCCAATGCTGGATTGCCTCCTGCACAGACAGGACAAAGATACTTGTTAACAGATGACATGCCCGAGACCAATATTGCCTGGATGGGAAATTTGGCCGCTGTGACAAACAGTATTGTGGAATATGATGGCAGCAGTTGGTTTGTGGATTTTGATCCCACTGCGCATGTAGATGACACCTACTGGGTTTACAGTCTATTGACAGGTAGATATCTCCAATGGAAAAATGAAAATTGGAGTAACCTTGTAAACGGACTATATAGACCAGGCCAGTGGTATCTCAGTATATAACTGCTAAATATCTCAGGAGACCAAAATGACCACTAGTACCTTGCGAGTCAACTTGATTAATGAAGTTAAAAGAATGCTAGGTGGAAGCATGATTGATCGTGAGTTGGAATCTGAAGATTACGAACTAGCCGCTACTTTGGCTTTTGAGCGTTATAACTTGCGTAGCGGAAATGCTCAAGAAGAAGCTTATATGTTTTTGGAGTTAGTGAACGAAGAAGGCGTTTACTATCTACCTCAAGAAATCATAAGTGTGCGACAGATATTTCGTAGAGGTTTGGGTGAAACTAATGGTGGGACAAGTTTAGATCCCTTTAGCTTGGCATATACTAACTTGTATCTTTTACAAGCAGGTGCTGGTGGCGGTTACACTGCGGGACTACTGACATATGAAGCATTCAACCAGTTTCTCAAACAAGCTGGGCGTATGTTCGGCGCTTATTTGAACTATTCCTTTAACACAGTAACTAAAAAACTGCAACTTGTGAGAAAACCCACAGGTGGTGAAGCAGTGTTGCTTTGGGTTTACAAGACAAGAACAGAAGATGAGCTGTTAAGCGATCCTTTTGCTAGACCCTGGATACGCAACTATACCTTGGCTTGGTCAAAACAAATGCTGGGCGAGGCATATGAAAAGTATGCTACTATAATTGGTCCGCAGGGTGGAACCACACTAAACGGCGCAGCGTTGAAAAACGATGCCAAAGAAATGATGGACCGTTTGGAAATTGAGCTACAGCAGTACACCGATAATTCAATGCCTCTTGGTGTTATTATTGGTTAGTTAAAAGCTGCTGACGTATTTGTAGATAAAGGTTTTGCAAATCGCCAGTATTGTTTAACACAACGAAATCTTTTTTATAATCCAACCAAGCATACTCGCTTTCATGCACTTCAGGAAAATTCATTTGCATGTAATCCTTATTTCCACTGTGCTCAAACCACAGGGGAAGGGTATCACGTTTCACCCACCAAAGATCGCCCTGCCATGCTTGTAAGGCTTGTATTTCATTGGGAAATCTAACATCAGTTACAACAACATTTCCCGGGATATCTGCTATTGTCTTTTCCAAACTTAATAGCCAGATATCAGTATGAAAATACTGTCGCAATACATTTGTTCCAAAATGTTGTAAAACCCATCTAGGGGTAACTGTTCTACCAAGCTTGGCACTCCACCATTTATCAGGCTGTTCACGCCAAACTCGACTTTCCAAAGTTGAACCTTCAAGGAGCTCACGTGGCCAGTGAAAAATAGCACTAACAGCAGTTTTTAGTGTGTGTGCAAAACTACATGAGGTGAACTTGTATTCACTAACTAAAAAATCACCCACTGTGCCCTTGCCATGGCCAATGAATCCCACTACACCTACAATTTTTCTCATACCTAAATATAAGTTTTAGTGAACTAAAGTCAACGGCATTTGAAATACCATGCACGAACCCTGGTATTTTGGCATCCTCCCTATAAATAACAAGCATTCATTTTCTAGAGAGGTAATCAATGGCCGACTTAGTTTCCCCTGGCGTTTCAGTAACGGTAACCGACGAGAGCTTTTATGCTACGGCTCCTGTTGGCACTGTTCCATTGGTTGTCATTGCCACCGCGCAAGACAAAATAGTGACAGGGACTACAAACGTAGCAGAAGGTACAACAAAAGCCAATGCTGGCAAGCTTGAGCTTATGACAAGTCAGCGTGATTTGTTGCAATATTATGGCTCACCAAGCTTCAGCACAGTAGGTGGCACTCCACAATATGACAGTGAACTTAATGAAGTTGGACTTTTCACTGCTTACGAATATTTGGGAATAGCCAATCGCGCTTATGTAATACGAGCAGATGTTGATTTGAACCAACTGGAACCCAGCGCAACTGAACCCACTGGGACACCAACAAACAACAGCTATTGGCTGCAAACTGACAGCACTTGGGGCTTGTTCCAAAGCGATGGCAATGTGAATCCCGCATTTGCCTGGAAAGCAAAAACTCCTTTAGTACTAAATTCTGCAACAGATTTAGAGAAAATAGTACAAGGTTCTGCTGCAACACCAATCACACAAGCTGATACACCGGTTTTTGGCAGCAATGCAACAATGATTATTAATGGAATTAGCCTTGCACTTAATACCAATCAAAGCATTACTGATGTTGTCAATGTTATTAACGGTGATACCAGCCTTAACTTGTTGCAAATCAGTGCAGAAGTTGTTGCTCGTAATGAAGTAACCAGCAACACAACTGTCCAAACTGTTTTTAGCTTGCGTGTGCAATGTGC